GTAGCTACGGCATTAATGGTTTTAATGGCATTTCTACCTACACTAAAGACCATATCTCTGGAAGCTGATTCTTTTAATACTGCTTCATTATTTACATCAAGCACGATATCAGCATAAGATACTACATTACTAGCATCGATTGCGTAAATTGACTTCACATCAGAAAAGCTATAGCTACCAGATGAAATTTTAATATCAAAAAGGAATAGTTTATACTCTGCACTAGGAGTACCTGGAATACCAGAAAAATATTCAATATTACGTACTCTGGCAATGCCGATCTTTTCACCACCTGGAACTGAACCCGATGTTGTATAATCTCTAGCTGTCAAATGTGCAGAAGCTTGAGTATAAAGTTCTACTTCATCAAAGTTGAATGTATCAAAAGGACCACATACTTCTTTTACATAAACAAAGTTTCCATAATTACCAGTTATAATCTGATTTGGAAAATACTCAGTATTAATACCTTTTGCAATTTCTACTTTATTTTTATCGGCAAATTCTACTCTATAACCTTGGACATAACCAATACCTTTATCAACTTCTAGTACTAAGCTATTTTCATTATAAGTATTTGATGATACGGTTATTTCGAATGGATCTACAATGTAATTACCACTTTCCTCATATGTTCGGCGAGCCATATCTGCACCAAGTTTAGAGTATTGTGTATCTGTAAATAAAAGATTTGGCGCGCCATCCTGGAATTTTACCAAAGAACAGAAATTTGAAGTATTTGCTGTTGCATATGTGGTAGAAGTATTTTCTGTATATCTATATGAAAGATCGCAAGTTATTTTTAGTCTACTTGCCCCGGGTGCATTTAGATTTGGTGAACCAATTGCATTATCATAAAGAGTTTCATCAAAATCAGCTGAAATTACAGATTCAGTTGAGGTAAAACCTACTGTTATATCATTTGTTAAAGTAGTATATTTTGAAACAATTAATGTTTGAGGAGCTACTTCTATGAAGACGCCATTTTTAAAAATAACACCTCTTGATGTAGAAACTGCATAACCTTTACCAATTGGCTTATAAAAGTCAGCGGCTACTTTTATCGTTGCAATTTCAATGTTATCACGTGTTGTTACAACTAGTGTTTCAGTAGGATCAAATGTTTTTTGTTGAATACCATTAGCATAGAGTGCAGAATTGATATATCGTATATAAAGTGTATTTAAATCAGGATAATTTGCTTCAAGCCCTGGTATAAAATTTACCACAATCGCTTGAAGATTAGCTGAATTAACAAGCTTACGCCCCAAATACCCAGCAATATTAACTATTGTTCCGGATAAATCTAAGTCTTGTAATTTTACATAACTAAGATTATTATCGTAATTAATAGGAGTAACGCCTTCAACTACAGAACCGTCTTTAAATATATGTCGACCAAACTTTTCAATCTGATCTTGTAGTATAGTTTGAAGCTGAGTTAGTTCTCTAGCTTGAACGGCAGTTGATGGCTTAAATAATACTCTATAGTAATTACTATTAGCACTGTAGTCGTCAAAGTATGGAGCAGCATTAAAATTTGTTTCTAAAGACATTCGGTGTAGACCCTTCGTTTAGAACTTTATTACTAGTTTTATTTCTTCAGTACTATTTATATTTTTATTAATAACTGTATTTGAAGTCTCCAGATACATCACTTTACCAGTCTCACGGATCAGATCCGGTGGTCTAACAGCAAGTAGTACACCATTTGCACCTGAAGTATTTCCTACAACAGTGTGTGTGTTATTACCTATGGTAAAATTTGGTGTTTTGGTAATGTCACTAACTAGTAATACAGAATAAGCATTAGAGATTGTAGCATTGGCACTTAAGCCATTATTAATCTGATTGGCACTTGGAAAAGCAGATGTATTTGAAACATTCGTAAGTTTTAGATATGTAGAGTTTGCATAGAATATTTTACCATTTGCAGAATTAGAACTATTATAGATAGTATCTCCGATTATAAATGTGCCAGTGACTGATGTAATTGAAAGGTCCATATCAGTTGTTCCTGATAGAACTCTACCTTTGGCACCAGTTACGGTTTGGGTTACAAACTCATTATTTGTATAAGAACCGGTTTTTGTTGACATGGTAAGTCTGGAAATCTGATTAAACCGTAGACCAAACGTTGTTGCTAAATTACGAGTTTTGTCAGAAGTACTAATACTATTAATTGTGGCATATGAGTTTGTAGTATTATAGATAACAGATCCATTTGATATTAGACCTTGAACTTCAGTAAGATATAATTCTGAATTGCTAATAGCTATACTAACTTTTGCTGAAGAACCATCTATTTGTGAAATGGGTTCATTTGTAAAAAATCTCAAAACTTGATTGTTGGCAACGCCTGCAATTAGACCTGAGGTATATCCATAAATTGTATTTGTTGCAGAGGTAATAAACGTTCCTTTTACGTTCTTTAACTCTACAGTAGAACCATTGCTGGTTGATACAATACCTGCGGCATTAGTAGTACTTTGAATTACAATTTCACCATTGGACCATCCAGAGACAGAATTTGTTGTAAGACGAACCCTGTCAAAATTTGTAACGGTTATATTTATATTAGCAAACTTAGGATTCTTAATAATACCTAGCTTACGAATAGTAATATCAGATGGGTAATACCAAGACTCATTTGAAGAATTAGCAAACTTTACAGTAATACCAGCATATCTAGCACCAAGCTCATACATAGGATTTTCGCCGTGCCCAAGCAATGGAGATACAATAGGGTAAGCTGCTGCGCCATTTCCACTAATAGTATTTGCATATATTGAAATGGTTGCTTCTGTGTAGTTCGATCCTGGATTAATCACTTCTATATTTGAAATAGTATTTGCAGTACCTATAGCAGTATTTACTCTAGCTATAGCAATAGCACCATTGCCATCACCGACAATTTTTATAGTAGGACCGACTTCATATTCCACCACATCTTGTGATAAATTTACAATATCTATGAGTTTAGCCACACCAGTATTTGCTGTTGAACCACTACTAAAGTTAACTGATCGACCAATCAAGAAACTCCCATTTGGATTCTTAATAGTTACATTTGGAATATTGTCAACTGTTACGATGTCAGCAGTAAGCAATGATGAGGAACCTTTGATTCGTTGCCCTGATACCCAAGTATTACTTCCTAAAAGACCAATAATAACGAGTGAAATACTATTTGCATAGGTCACAGTACCATTAGCATTCAATGATACACCTTGAGATGTAACCATATCCACTTTTTCACCTACTGTGAAAGAGGCACCTATTATGCTGTTATTAGTGACATTAAGTTTTAGTAACTCTAGAGCTGAATTTGAAATAATACCATTTGCATATGTAGTAGAAATAGTATCAGGTTCAATAGCAATAGACATTTTAAATGTATTAGCAGAAGATATTGTAGAAGCAAGTGGTTGATTGACCGTAATAGTTGTAGCATTTACTGTCATGATTCGACGAATATTTGTATTTGCGTTTTCTCCAAAGCGAATGAAATCATTATTTGCATATGAAGCAGTAAATGCATTAGCAGTTGCATTAGTTGATACAAAGCTTGACGGATATATTGTTGCTGTAGCAGTTTTACCTTGTAAGAAATGTCCTGATTGAGATAGACCCTTTGTAAGTGTAACTCTATTTCCTGCTGCTGTATTTGACGTGAGTGATAGAGCAACTACAGTGGAGTTTGCAAACTGCACGAAATAGGTGCTATTGTTTGATAGACCACCAATTACAGTATTACCAGATGAAGTATAATATAAAATTTGATCATTTACGATAAAAAGATTTGCAGTTGCTAGAGTTATTACGCTGTTCGATCCTTCACCGGCGCTGGCAGTAACATCAGTATTTGAGTTGAAAGTCTGTGAAGTAGGTGCTGAAACAGATACAGTAGGTATAGTTGCATATAAATCACCAGAATTAGCAACATTAATAGCAGTTACTTTACCGCTGGTAACTTGAGCATTTGCTACACCACCAAAACCGGTTTCACTAGCAATGGTGACTGTTCCATTAGCACTATAACCGGTACCAGAATAAGTTACCACACCTAATGATAGAGCATAACTATTGCTTATATTTGCTTTAATAGAGATTGTTGAAGTGCCATTATCACTAGTTTCTCTGATTGGTAGAGAATTTGAAAATAAAGTTCCAGTATCAAATCTAGATAATGAAATTACGGAAGTGTTTGATGTTATAACAGATGCTGCCACGCCAGTATCAGATTGCACTACATTAGCGCCGGTGCTTATATATCCGGTTCTATAAACAAATGTAGCACTATCGATGATTTGTTGCATTTTTTCACCAACAGAACCGCCACCAGCAATAAATGAATCATTACCTAGATCAAATCTAACATATAGATCAATAGGATCAGCAATGGTTACAATCTTAGAAGCACCGTCATAAGATGATATTTCACGTATTTGACCAGTACCGAATCCTGTTTTAAGATAAATTGATGAGTTTGTATAATAATTATTTAATATTGACGAGTTTGCAGAAATTTTAATATTTGTTCTATTAATTACTGCTTGAACTTGTCCAGTTTCATATACATCATATCCAATACCGCCGTTTGCTATCTTAATAACATCAATAGTCCCTGGAACTGAGTTCCCTTGGACTTGAGTATTTGCCACAACTGGAATAAAGTTAACAGATGTAAACTTTGTATTTGCTGCTGATTCGACGGTATACATGTATTTCCAGATATATCCATCACCTGTCTCAAAAGTTCCAAAAGTATTTTGAAGTGATGGTTTAATAGTGGAAATTGCGCCTTTATTATTATTAAGACATTTGTATACGTTATATTGATCAGCGACGCCTGTAGTAACTACAAAGAATTGCTTAGTATACAGGGCAGAATCAGTCTGATCATATTGAGCATAAACCGTATTTGAAGTCCAGTTATATCTGGGGATAAGGTGAATTATATCTGTAGTCTGAATACGCTTACCAAATAGTAGTTCATTATAAACATCAAGTTCTGTTTGTGATACAGAAGTATTTACCGACTGAATAGCTGTATCGTCATTTGCGCTATTAGAATTTACCCATGGATAATGTCTAGCTGCAAATACATAATGCGCTTGATTTGAACTTTTTACATCGGAAATAAAGTTATTAACATTATTGATGTGATGATTAATTGTGAGCAATGATGACATATTTCTCTACCGTTAATTGTTCGCTATTGAAGAGTATACCAGGCTAGATTCATCGTTGGTAAGCTCATCAGTGAGTCTATACGCTCCGTAAAGTGCTATACCTGACGGGTGTATTATATTTCGTACTAAAGTTTCATACATTGAAAGCATCTTTTCTGCCACAATCTGATAAGAGAAGTCTTGATAAAATAGACTGTCTTGAATATTCATTACATCAGATGAAAAACTTTTTCTATTCAACCATCTACCTTCACCTTTACCAATACGATCTATAATTGTTATTCCTTCTACAACTGTTTGATTATCAGGTGAACTTAGTGTAACAGTTTCATTATTTATATAACCATACCCCGAGTTTATAATCTCTACTGCTGTAATAATTCCATTCTCGCCCACAATTCTTGATTCAACTGTTGCATTATGACCTTTAATTTTACCATTGGACTCTGTAAAATTAAGAAGAGCAACTACCAATGGTTCTATCACATCAATATAAACTTTTGTTGTATATTGAGTACCAGGATTAATCTGTGA